TGAGAAAGGAGGGTGAAGGGGATGAAGATGTTGACCATAAAAAACGGGATTGTGTACCTCGACGGCGAAGAAGTCGAATGCGTGGTTTCTTACAAGCTATCCAGCCCCGGAGGAAACGGGAAGACGGCGAGACTGGAGCTTGTAATGGACGTGGTCATAGACCGAGTTGAGCCTTAACGACTGCTTGTATGACGCCGGAAGCGATCTGCTTGAGCGCATCCAGCGAGTATGTGCCAACTGTTGTGGCTATGGACTTGGTTTTGTCCCAATTATTGTCGCTGCGGACATCTTCAAGGAACTGGTGGCCATCGGGAAGAAGGTATTTTATTAAGCAGCCACCCCCTCTGTACCAAGAAGCAACCTCTATGAAGCCGGACAATTCACATTGCTTAATGTGGTACATTACCTCTTCGGCAGAATAGTTTTTAAAACTGTCAGGAAAGGTAAGAGGGAATACGGTAAGAAATTCCTCCAATGAGGTTTCTTGCTCGACAAGCAGCAGGATGTCTCTAACACAATCAGGGTTTAATTTCATAAAAACTCCTTTCATTAGTTTGATAGGAAAATCTTAACACAATATGAAAAGCAATTCAATTATATAACGAAAGGACGGTGATCTACATGCCAAAACTTGCAGTAAGCAAAGACGAGGAAATGAACCGCATCATTCACGGCAGCATAAGAAACGCCCTGATATTGCAGGGCATAGGGGTTCAGAAGCTATCCAAGCTGACGGGTATCCCGGAGAGCACGCTTTACGAGAAAATACGATGCCCGGAAAAGCTCACATTCCGGGAGTCCAGAATCATATTCAGGGTGCTTAAGTACACTGACGAGGAAAAGGAAAGGATCGCGCGAGAAGGATTATGAGAAAACGAAGGAAACGGCATAAGCCGATGACTGATTTGGAGATCGTGGCGTTCGGGCTGGCGTTCCTGCTGGTCTGGGCGGTGACGGTTTGGATATGGATGGGAGGATGAACAATGGAGAAATACTGCTATGAAAACGGCAAATTGTTATACATCGAGATGCCAATTTTTAGTGAGCAGGCCAACGAAGACGGCGGCTACGATATCGTCGGGTACCGCCGGGAATATGTGTGAGGTGGCAAACCATGAAGTACATAATCATATTCGATGACGGCGACTGTGTGAGATATAACGGGACTGACGCATTGAAGCAGCATTTGAAGCTGCACAGTAGGCAGGACATATCCGACATCCGGAAGATAAGAACAAACGGCAATTCGGAGACGGTCATGGACATTTATGGCCGACATATGTTGAATCATGAAGGGATTATGGAAACCGTACAACCAGATACTTGACGGAACGGATGATGCCGGAACGTTTGACTTTGAATTTAATGAAGACTTGTTAATCAAGCCATGCAATCTGGAAGATAAAAATCTTACCGTTGAGACACTTAACGAGATGTTTACGGGCAATCATGTACACAAATACTTTGAGCGAGGCTTTGAGCGAGTCGTTTATTGCGCTCTGGACCCCGGGAATGAAATTCCCACAATAATTTGGAGCGGAATTTACCAACGCAGCAATGAGTTTGAAATGCTGTACGAGTTCTTAGTCAACATGGGATACGTTATGAGTGATGTGGAAAAGCAAATATTGGATGGCACGCATCCAATTTACAAGCAGGAGGATAGCGATGGAGAGTAGCATTAAAATCAATAAATTGGAAATTGAAAACGTCAAGCGCATCAAGGCCGTGAAAATTGAGCCCACGGCAAATGGCCTCACGATCGTGGGCGGCAACAACAAGCAGGGCAAGACTTCCGTCCTGGACTCCATCGCCTGGGCGCTTGGCGGCGACAGGTACAAGCCGTCACAGGCACAACGCGAGGGTTCGGTCATTCCTCCGACCCTGCATATCGTAATGAACAACGGCCTGGTGGTGGAGCGGAAAGGCAAGAACAGCGCCTTAAAGGTTACGGACTCGAACGGAGACAAGGGCGGCCAGCAGTTGTTAAACGAGTTCGTAGAGCAGCTGGCGATCGACCTGCCAAAATTCATGGAAGCAACCGGAACGGAGAAGGCCAAAACCCTGTTGCAGATTATCGGCGTGGGTGATCAGCTTGAAGCGCTGGAAAAGAAAGAGCAGGAATTATATAACCAGAGATTAACGATCGGCCAGATCGCGGATCAGAAAAAGAAGTTTGCGGACGAGCAAACATATTATCCGGATGCGCCGAAAGACCTGGTATCCGCCACGGAACTGATCAAGCAGCAACAGGAGATCCTTGCGATAAACGGGGAAAACCAAAGGAAGCGAGAGCAAGCTGACAGGCTGAAAAGAGATGTAGGTATCATCAGCCAGCAGGTCGCAGACCTAAGGTCACAGCTCGAGATGAAAGAGCAGGAATTATTGGAGACGCAGGAATCACTCAATATCGCCATGATGTCGGCACAAGACCTGCAAGATCAATCCACGGCTGAGTTGGAAGCGAGCATTACTAACATCGAGGAAATCAACCGCAAAGTCCGGGCAAACCTGGACAAGGATAAGGCCGAAGAGGACGCGCTTGAATATAAAAACCAATACGCGACCCTCACCGGGAAGATCGACAGCACCAGGAAGGCGAAAATTGAATTGTTACAGTCGGCAGAGTTACCGCTCCCGGGACTAAGCGTCACGGATGGCGAGTTGGTTTATGAAGGGCAGAAATGGGACAACATGTCCGGCGCGGACCGTTTGAAAATTTCCACCGCCATCGTGCGGAAGCTGAATCCAAAGTGCGGCTTCGTGCTGCTGGACAAGCTGGAACAAATGGACATGAACACCCTGCACGAGTTTGGCATATGGCTGGAACAAGAAGGCCTGCAGGCAATTGCGACCAGGGTAAGCACCGGCGAGGAATGCTCGATCATCATCGAGGACGGTTACGCATTAAGTCCGGAGCAGGAAGAGAAAAAAGAATGGAAGGCGGGTAGTTTTTAAGATGCAAATTACAAGAGGAAAAATACCAAGCGCTAAGAAAGTTGTTGTTTACGGCCCTGAGGGAATTGGAAAATCGACATTTGCCAGCAAGTTCCCCGAGCCGGTTTTTATTGACACAGAGGGCAGCACGAAGGATATGGACGTGGCGAGGTTGCCAACTCCCACCAGCTGGCAAATGATCTTGGAGTCCATAGATTATGTGAAATCCAATCCCCATATATGCAAAACCCTTATCATTGACACGGTTGACTGGGCGGAACGGATGTGTGTAGAGTTTATCTGTTCAAGTCATCAAAAGAAAGGAATTGAGGATTTTGGATACGGAAACGGTTACATCTATGCCATGGAGGAATTTGGGCGTTTTCTGAACCGCTTACAAGATCTGGTTGACGTAGGCGTGAATGTGGTATTGACGGCGCACACCCAAATCCGAAAGTTTGAACAGCCGGATGAAATGGGGGCTTATGACCGGTACGAGTTAAAGCTTGGCAAAAAGACCGGCTCCCAGACATCACCATTGGTGAAAGAATGGGCGGACATGCTTCTGTTTGCCAATTATAAAACCTTTTCCATTGCTGTTGACGACAAAGGAAAAAAGCACAAGGCGCAAGGCGGGAAGCGGGTCATATACACTACCCATCATTCCTGCTGGGATGCTAAGAACCGATACGGCTTACCGGATGAAATCGAATTCGATTATGAGGCAATTGCCCATATTATTGAGCCGACAACGCCAGTCACTGCAAAAACGCAGCCGGATCCGGTAAAAGAAGAGCCGAAAACAGAACCTAAGGCGGAGCTGCCAAGCTTCGTGAACGTTCCGGACAATGTGCCAGAGCAGATGGCGTTTAATACAGAACCGGAGCCGAAACCGGCTGAGAAGCCGCCGGAGCCGATTCCTAAAAATAGTGCCTTCCATGTAGATGACAAGATACCAAAAGCTTTGCGCGACCTGATGGAGGATAAGTTGGTGTCAGAAGAAGAGATTCGTAAGGTGGTGTCGCAAAAAGGCTATTACCCGGAAGCGACACCCATCACGAATTATGATCAGGATTTTATTTCGGGGGTGCTGGTCGGTGCATGGCCGCAGGTGTACGGCATGATTGAAAAACTGCGGGAAACATACCAAATACCATTTAATGAATAACAGGAGGACAAACAGAAATGAGCGAGATGGAAAGAGAATTAGGTTGGGACGATGAAATAGAGAAGGATTCCGGGGAATTTATTCTTCTGCCGGAAGGTGATTATGATTTCACGGTGGAAAGCTTTGAGCGCGGCAGGCATCCAGGAAGTGACAAGCTGCCGCCTTGTAACAAAGCAATAATTAAGATAAAAATTGATACTCCGGAAGGATCCGCGTTCATCACCAATAATTTGTTTCTTCATACCAAAACAGAGGGCATGGTGTCTGCGTTCTTCACGGCGATCGGCCAGAAGAAAAAAGGCGAAAAAGTTAAGATGAACTGGAATGCGGTCATCGGTGAAAAAGGTCGATGCAAGGTGTCGATCCGTAACTGGAAAAACAATGATGGCGAGGACCGCCAATCAAACGAAATCAGCAGATTTTATCCGAAAGAAGAAAAGCAGTTCAAGGCAGGTGAGTTTTAGTGCAGCTAAGACCTTACCAAGTTGAATCAAAGGACGCCATTTTCAAACAGTGGGAAAATGGCGTAGCAAAAACACTGCTGGTACTTCCTACGGGTTGCGGCAAGACTATCGTTTTTGCCAAGGTGTCAGAGCAATGCGTCCAAAACGGTGACCGGGTGCTTATCCTGGCCCACCGCGGGGAACTCCTGGAGCAGGCCGCAGACAAGATCGCGAAGGCAACTGGTCTGGGGTGCGCTACCGAAAAGGCGGAAGAGACCTGCTTAGGGAGTTGGTTCCGGATCGTCGTGGGATCCGTGCAATCACTGATGCGCGAGAAACGCCTCAGGCAGTTCCCGAAAGATTACTTCCACACAATCATCGTGGACGAGGCGCACCACTGCATTTCAGACAGTTACCAGAAGATTCTGGAATATTTTAACGAAGCCAAGGTGTTGGGCGTCACGGCGACCCCGGATCGAGGCGATATGCGCAACCTGGGGAGCGTGTTTGAAAGCCTGGCTTACGAATATACGCTGCCAAAGGCGATCCGGGAAGGGTATTTGTCACCTATCAAAGCGGTGACCATTCCCCTGACCCTGGACCTGACCGGAGTCGGTACCCAGGGCGGTGATTTCAAGGCGGGGGATCTTGGCAATGCGTTGGATCCCTACCTATATAATATCGCCGAGGAAATGAAAAAGTATTGCGAAGGCAAGAAAACGGTAGTGTTTCTGCCTCTTGTCAAGACGAGCCAGAAGTTCCGGGACATCCTGAATGAAAAAGGGTTCCGGGCTGCCGAGGTTAACGGCGAAAGCAAAGACCGGGCAGAAGTATTGGAAGCCTTTGACAAGGACCGTTACGATGTGCTGTGCAATTCCATGTTGCTCACGGAAGGGTGGGACTGCCCGTCCGTTGACTGCATCGTGGTATTACGGCCAACGAAAGTGCGTAGCCTGTATTGCCAGATGGTGGGACGAGGTACCCGGCTCTTCCCTGGGAAAGACCATTTGCTTTTATTGGATTTCCTGTGGCACACGGAGCGGCATGAGCTATGCCATCCGGCGCACCTGATTTGTGAAAATGAGGAAGTGGCGCAAAAGATGACCGAAAATCTCGAGACGGCTGGCTGTCCAATTGACATCGAGGAAGCAGAAAAGACAGCCGCTGAAGATGTCGTCTCACAGCGCGAGGAAGCGTTGGCGAAGCAGCTGGCGGAGATGAAGCGGCGCAAACGCAAGCTGGTGGATCCACTGCAATTTGAAATGAGCATCCAGGCAGAAGACCTGTCCGGATACGTTCCTGCCTTCGGATGGGAGATGGCACCGCCTTCCGACAAGCAACGTCAGTCATTGGAGAAGCTTGGCATTATGCCGGATGAAATTGACAATGCCGGAAAAGCGGCCAAGATACTTGACCGGCTGGACAAGAGACGCCAGGACGGGCTGACGACTCCCAAGCAAATCCGTTTTCTTGAAAACAAGGGATTCCAGCATGTAGGCACGTGGCAATTTGACGATGCGAAAAGATTGATTGACCGAATCGCCGGTAATGGGTGGCATATTCCCCATGACATTAACCCGGCTGAATATAAAGGAGCTTAAAGCATGGAGCAACGGACAAATCTGCTTGAAATAATGGAATGCATCAATCCGTCCGAATTGGATTATCAGGAATGGGTAAATGTAGGAATGGCGCTAAAGCACGAAGGGCATACCGCCGCGGACTGGGATTCTTGGAGCCAGAAGGATATTGGAAGATACCGGTCCGGCGAATGCTTCCGGAAGTGGGGAAGCTTTAGCGGTTCATCATCACCAGTCACAGCCGGCACCATCGTGCAAATGGCCATGGATCGTGGTTGGGCGCCCGAACGGGATCTTGGTCATGAACTTGGTTGGGATGATGCGATCGGCGGTAGAGATGACCTGGTCGTTGTGGATAAAGGCTGGGTGGAAGGAAAAGAGATCCGCGAACCGAAGAACTGGAATCCGGCGCAAGACCTTATCAAGTATCTGGAAACGCTATTTGAAGCCGGTGAAAACGTTGGTTATGTTACCGCAAGTTGGGAGAAGGAAGGCAGATACTTGCCATCTTCAGGTAACTGGGATCGAACGGCCGGCGATTTGATCCAGCAGTTAACAAAATGCCATGGCGATATCGGGGCGGTTGTTGGGGACTATAACCAACAGGCCGGCGCATGGATCCGCTTCAATCCCATGGACGGCAAAGGGTGTAAAAACGAAAACATTACAGAACACCGTTATGCGCTGGTCGAGTCCGATGCAATGGACTTGGATAAGCAGAATGCCATTATTCGGGAATTGGAGCTTCCGGTGGCATGCCTGGTGCATTCTGGCAAGAAAAGCATCCATGCAATCGTGAAGGTGGAAGCCGCTGATTACAGCGAGTACCGAAAACGGGTTGATTACCTATATGATGTCTGTAAAAAGAATGGATTAAAAGTCGATACGCAGAACAAGAATCCTTCCAGGCTGTCCAGGATGCCGGGCGCTATCCGTGATGGACAAAAGCAGTTTTTGGTTGATACTAATATCGGCAAAGAAAGCTGGGCACAATGGCACGAGTGGATCGAAAGTATAAATGATGACCTGCCGGATCCGGAAAGCCTGGAATCAGTCTGGGACAACTTGCCGAAATTGGCAATGCCGTTGATTGACGGGGTCTTGAGGTTAGGTCACAAGATGCTGATTGCCGGTCCGTCTAAGGCGGGCAAGTCCTTCGCGCTGATTGAGCTATGCATCGCCATCGCGGAGGGTAAGAAATGGTTCGGGTGGAATTGTACCAAAGGCAAGATCATGTACGTCAATTTGGAGCTGGACCGCGCCAGCTGCCTGCACCGGTTCCGGGATGTATACGAATCCCTGGGACTGCGGCCGGAAAACGTGTCAAACATCGATATTTGGAACCTTAGGGGCAAATCGGTGCCAATGGACAAGCTGACGCCTAAATTGATCCGTAGGGCGGCAAAGAAAGACTACATCGCCATCGTGATTGATCCCATCTACAAAGTCATTACCGGCGACGAAAACAGCGCCGACCAAATGGCCAACTTCTGCAACCAGTTTGACAAGGTGTGCACGGAGCTGGGGTGTGCGGTGATTTACTGCCACCATCACAGCAAGGGAAGCCAGGGCGGCAAAAAGTCCATGGACCGTGCCAGTGGCTCCGGCGTGTTCGCCCGGGATCCGGATGCACTGATGGACTTAATCGAACTGGAAGCAACGGATGCGCTGCTGAAGCAGGAAGAAAACAAAGCGATCTGCGGCGTTTGCGTCGAATGGCTGCAAAAGTATCAGAACGGCTTGGCGGATGAAGTGTCGCAGGACGACATGTGCAGCAGTGCGGTGATGCTGGACTTTTGCAGAGAGAAGCTCCCGACGCTTGATTTCAAGGCCTTAAACGTGGCGGTGGAAAAAGCAGTCGAGCAGGTGAAGATGCGCACGGCGTGGCGCATAGATGGCACCCTGAGGGAGTTCCCGAAGTTCAACCCGGTAAACCTATGGTTCGATTACCCGATTCACCGAACGGACGAATCCGGGGCGCTGCAGGACATTCATCCGGAGGCTGACATGCCGGCGTGGAAAAAAGGCGGCCAAAAGACCAAAGAAAATCACGAAGAAGAAAATAAAAAACAAGAAGAAAAACTTGACACGATGTATCAATCCTGTAATATTGGGGAACCGCCAACTAGAGAGCAACTTGCAGAAGCGATGGGTGTAAAACCAGATACAATTAGGAGTTGGTTTTCTAAAAACGGTAAATATTCACACAAATATTTCATTGATAAAGATGATAATTTGATAAAGCCTAAAGAAGAAACGGACGGATAAGGCTTATATCATCCGGTCTGTCATATTCGGATATGGCTACACTATCCAGCCTTATCCGGAAACATATTAGTACGGATATAGCTAAGAAAACAGCTATATCCTATCCGGAAATTCCGGACGGATAAGGCTTATATATAAATATATACATATTCATCCGTCCGGATTCACCACGTCACGTATGTGGATGGATTAGTATGGGGCTTTTGAGTCAGCCCCCATACATCCATACAGCATACGTACCGATGACACCGCGCAAAAAAAGAAAGAAGAAATTCAAAAATTTAACACTTTAAAGGAGTAAAGCGAAATGGAAAATGAAAAATTATGTCCGATAACAGGAAAAGATTGTAAGGAAGTAGGATGCGCATGGTTTAACTTAAAATTTGATGAATGCTTGGTGAAGACTATTGCTGACAGCCTTGATAATTTAGCATTTATGGCTGACGATAAAGGGATAAAGGTGGATGTCTTATGACTGAGTTCTTCATGCCGATGGATCCGCCTACATGCACCGCCCAGGAACACAAGGTTGCGGTTGTTAACGGCAAGCCGGTGTTCTATGACCCGCCGGAATTGAATCAGGCGAAGTTAAAGATATCGGCGCATTTGGCAAAATATAAACCTGAGGATAAATACAAGAGCGCCGTCGAGTTGGTAACAAAGTGGTGCTTCCCCAGAGGGAACCGTAAGGACGGCGAGTACCGGGTGACAAAGCCAGACACCGACAATCTGCAAAAGATGCTAAAGGATTGCATGACAAAAGTTGGCTTCTGGCAAGATGATGCGTTGGTATGCCGGGAGATCACGGAGAAGTTCTGGGCGGAGATCCCGGGGATCTACATCCGGATCAGAGAATTGTGAGGGAAAATATATGAACGACACAATCAGCACGACAGAAGCATTGGAGATCATGGACAGACTGGCGAGCCGAACGCACAAATACACTGACGTGGAGCTCGTGTACGAGGAGCTGGAAAAGATAAGGGATTACATTCTATCTGGGGCAAAGGAGAAGAACGGTGGGGTTTAAACAGGTGTTTGAGCTATTTTGTGATTGTTGGTGCCTGTACCGGAAATATGCCGTAATGGACGTCAACGATAAGCGGTTAGAATCGCTTGCGGACGAAACGGGCAGTTTGTGTAAAAAATATGCGGACCACATTTTTGCGAAAGACATGATTCTGGCGGTATTAAACGAAATAGACAGCAGGAGGACGGCGATCCGATGAAACAACCAGAGAGCGATGGTAAGGACATTGATGTCCATACCTGCCCTGTATGCGGGCAAAAGATTGACACCGGAGAAGATAACGTCGGGTACGTCAGGACAAAGCGGAAAACCGAGGTATTCGTCCACCACGGCTGCGTGAAGAATTGGGGGAACGGCAATGGGAAAAGCTAAGAAATGGACGACGGAAGAAAAGCAATACCTGGAGGAGCACTGGGGCCAGACCAGCTTGAAAACGGTCGCCAGGAACCTGGGCAGGAGCGAGGACGCCGTCCTGGTCATGAAAAACAGAATGGGCTTGGGTGCGTTCCTGGCCAACGGCGATTACGTGTCCTACAGTCAGCTGCTGATGGCGGTTTATGGCATCGACAACGCCCAGAGCGCCTACCGGGAAAACAGGAAGCGGGGCGGCGGCTTCCCGATCCGGAAAAAGCGGGTAGGGGACTGCAGCTTCAAGGTGGTGTACCTGGACGACTTCTGGAAATGGGCGGAGGAGAATAAGCGGCTGCTGGACTTCACAAAGCTCGAGGAGAACGTTTTGGGAGCCGAGCCGGACTGGGCCAAGCGGAAGCGCCGCATCGACCACGAGTGCAAGGTCAAGACCGATCCCTGGACACCGGCGGAGGACGCCAAGTTAAGGCGGCTGATCGGCCAGTACAAGCACACCTACACGGGCATCGCCGTGGAGCTGAGGCGGTCGGAGGGCGGGGTAAAGCGCCGGCTGTGCAGCTTAGGGATACCCGGCAGGCCGCTGAAAGCCGAGAACCGGCCGTGGACCGACGAGGAGACCCGGATCTTGGTGGCTATGTACGACGATGGGTACAGCTTCGAGCGGATCGGGGCCAAGCTGAACCGCACAGGCCTTTGCTGCAGGGGGAAGCTGGAGCGGATCCAGAACCCGGGGTATTTCGTCCGGGAAAATCGAAGACAGCGAGAGAAGAAGGCAGTTTAGCGGAGGGACAAGAAGATTGAGACAGAGAAGAAACCGAAAGCAGATGCAGCAGCAGAGCCGTGACCATTACACCGGCCTTGCGGAAAGCGCGCCGGACGCGAAGGCGGCAAAAACGTTCTTGCGGAAAGCGTACAGCAGCTATTCCGTCACCGACTGCCTGCAAAAATGGGGAGTGGACACGACGAAGGGGGTTGATGCCGATGGACAAGGAGAAGCTAACACAGTACAGGGCGCTTTTGAAAGAAGTGCCAAAGCTGAAGAAGGATCTTGACAAATTATATGACCGGCTAGATAGTGTGCCGGTCATATCCGGAAAAGTTACAAAATCGTCTAACGAACATCCGTATATCGAGGAGCACGTAACGGTACAAGTCCAGGAACCAAAGCGAGTAATGCATATCAGGCGGCAGATAAGGGCGAAAGAAAAAACACTGGAGGATGCCGAATTAGCAAGGGCTGAAATATACGAGTTTATTTCAGCGATCCCGAACAGCAAGGACAGGCAAATGTTCGACCTCGTGTATGCGGACGGGTTGGACTATACGGACGCCGGCGAGCAGATAGGTTACAGCAAGGGGCGTGTATCTCAAAAAATTTCCGAATATCTGAAAGATTAAACCAATTAAACGGAAATGTGTGCTATAATTATTCTAGAACGAGTGGCATTATGCAGAGTTCTCATTGTTGAAGTCGTACCCTTTGCCGGGTGCGCAGACTGAAAGAATCCTCCTTTCACACATTTACGAAAAGGCATCCTGACTACGCGGGGTGTCTTTTTGGCAATATTGCCAATTGCCAAAACAGAACTAATGTTCTATAATTATGTTACTCCTAAAATCGCATGTTGAAAATTGTCTGAATTTAGTATATTATTGACATAAATGTGCAGAATGTGTAGATTATGAGGAGGACTAGAATATGTTTAATATGCCAGATTCATTTAAAGAGAAAAATGAAGATTATATTACGGTTCCAGCTCTTAAGGCCTTTATGCGAAAAAACAATAATATAAAGGGTCGATTGGGCGTAGACAGGAAAACGTTGATTGATAATGTGCTTAAATATGCGGAAAGTAGTCCTGAGGCAGAAGAAGAAGTAATAAATTGGATCGATAATGCGGTAAAAGAAGGAATAAAAGATGTTTACATTAAGACAATAGACCAAATGGAAAGTGGAAATCCGATGCCTAATCTGAACGATATAGAAAAGAGGGTTTCTCCGTTGTTAGATAGGGTGAGTAGGAAAAACTTATGCGGCAACCGTTACGATGATGTGCTAAAGCTTGTCAAGTTTGAGGTGAGCGGGGATGAACGATACTGTTCTTTCTTCTTCGCGAAAATGGTTTATATTTATGATGGAGATTCGTTAAAGGCCAGACAATATCCCATTTTTGTTGATTTATATCCTGAGCAAGGAATAATTGTCGGCAGAGCTAAGCCAAAAAAGAACATGTTTGTTTATAGTGATGCTAAATATGACAAAGATGGTAACTTTGATAAAGGGAGTGCTTTGTCATTAGATACAGAATCTGAGATTATGGAGGCTCTGAAATTCGTCACGAATCATTTGAGAATAGAAACTAAAGGGGCGGCATTCGTAAATGATGATTATAAGGAAAAAATGTATAATCTTCTAAATAAGTATACCACAACGCCAAAAGTAATAAGCGAAATGATTTCCGAGAATAGTTCAAAAATAGATGACATAATAAAGACTATAGGCCAGGAAATATGCAAGGTGGATATCGACAGCGATTTGGAGCAAGATGTGTATAATGTCATTGAAAAATATCTTTCGATAACATATCCCGATAAGAGAATATTTACTGCAGGTCGTCCGGCGTACCCACTTAGAGTCGCTGCGACAGACGAGGAAGAATCAAAAGTAGACCAGAGGTCTGCAAAAGAGGAGCCACTACAATCAAAAGCTGTGTTTTTTGATAATAAGAAAATGATTCAAAAAAACAAGAAGTGTGATAGTATCTTTTTTATGTTCAGAATCATTAATTCAGAAGATAAGTTTTTTAAAGTTCGATTTATCGTAAAAAGAGATTACTGCTTAATAAAATTCACTGAACATACAGAGGAGGCGGATATTCAGAATGTATTATTCCTTTTTAATGGTTCTTAAAGAAATTTTGAATGAAGAACAATGCGATAGTTTAGGAGATTATTTTTGTGGTTTAACACCAAACACCAAGGACTTGATTACAGTTTCAAAAATAGCTAAGCTTTTGGGTGTTGACAGCAAAGTGGCTCTGTCCGTGCTGCTTGAATGTGAAAGAATAGGATACTTGAGCAGACAATACGGAATTAGATGCCCCGAATGTGGCGCTCTCATAAAGATGATGAGTGTCGAAGAATATGAGAACGATTTATTTGAAAAAGTCGCAGGATGCTATGGTTGTGATGAGTATTTTAGCTTTTCGGTAAGCGACGATGATATAGTTGTGTATTTTAAGTTGGAGATAGATGTAGGCCCTTTCGCTGTCGGGCGACAAGAACAAATAAAAAATGAAATGAAGTCCCCCGCTTTTGTCGCCCGAGAAGATACGATGTCTTTTTTTATAGAAGTGGTGGGAGATTCACTAAAAACAATCGCGAAAAATCAAGATCATGAATATCAATACCGACTCGAAATGGAGAGAAAAGCAGAGGAAGATAAGATTTTGGAGGAGAAAGCAGTAAAAAAATATAAGATAAACAAGTGGGTATCTTTTGTGATTGGCTTTATAGGATATTTACTTTTGGCTTTTGGAATAGTCTGGGTGTACAAGCAATATGGGTTTGCAAAAATATCGATAGTTGCGACATTCGGCTCTACGTTCATATCCTTCATCTTTAATTATATTGTTTATTTGTTATTGCCGAAAGATATTGATTTTATCAAAAGATTATTAAAGCAGAAAAAGTCAAAATAGATGTAAACCAACTAAAGCACCCCTCGCACGGTGCTTTTTCTATACCCAAAACAAACACGAATGAGAGGTGGTGAGAGTTGGCAAGACCTAGAAGCCCGAATCGCGATAAGGCATTCCGCATGTGGCTTGATAGCGGGAAGTCCAAGCTTTTGAAGGATATTGCGCAGGAGTTGCAGATATCGGAAGAGCAGGTTCGGAAATGGAAAAATCAAGATAAGTGGGATACAGTAACGTTACCTAACGCGAATAGTAACGTTACCAATCAAAGAGGCGGCCAGCCCGGAAATAAGAATGCCGCGGGAAACAGCGGCGGGGCCGCGCCCCAAAAAAACAAGAATGCAATTAAGACAGGGGAGTTCGAAACTCTCTTTTTTGACGCCCTCGATTTTGAGGAACGGCGGTTGGTCCAAAGCATTCAGCCAGACAAGGAACAACTATTGCTGCAAGAAATACAACTGCTGACAGTTCGGGAGCGCCGAATGCTGAAACGCATTGAAGCATTAAGGCAGATCGAAGAATTGTGTCCGGAGTCCAAAGATGATCCAGTGGGAATGTCAGTAGTAAAAGTGCAATCCGGGATTGAAAAAGGTAAGCACACCGACCTGAAAGAATATGCCGGCATACTCGGGCAGATACAATCAGTTGAGGACGCACTGACGAGGGTTCAAGCAAGGAGGCAAAAGGCGATTGAATCCTTGCACCGATTCGGATATGACGATGCAAGGCTCGAACTGGACGTTATGAAGCTTGAATACGAGATGACCAAACAGGATGCGGGCGAAAATATGCATTCCATCGAAGATTTATCAACATTAGCGGAGTTATTGACAAATGATGAAAACACAGACGATTGATTGGCAGAAATTCAGTCCAAAGCATAAACACTATATCAAGCAGGCGCTAAAATACCGCATGTGCGTGGCGGAGGGCGCGATCAGGTCAGGAAAGACTATCGATCATTGCATTATCGCTGCAATGTATCTGGAGAAATGCCCCGACAGGATACACCTTGCCAGTGGTTCCAGCGTTGCCAACGCGAAGATGAACATTGGCGACTGCAACGGCTTCGGGCTAGAGTATTTGTTCCGCGGGCGCTGCCGGATGAGCAAGTACAAGGACAACGATGCCTTGTACATCCACACCCAGACCGGCGAAAAGATTGTTATTTTTGCCGGTGGTGGCAAAGGAAACAGTTATAAGAAGATCCTTGGAAATAGTTACGGCATGTGGATAGCGACTGAGGTGAATGAGCATTTCGACAATGAGGACAGCCGGATCAGCTTCCTGAAAGTTGCGAACGGCCGGCAGACTGCCGCGAGGTGGCCGTTTACGCTGTGGGATTTAAACCCGAATCACCCTGAGCATTATATATACAAAAATTACATCGACCTGTACAAGGAAACCATGGGCGGCAGATACCTTCACGAGGTTTTCACCATGGCGGACAACCTGAGCATATCCCCAGAACGGCGGGCAGAAATCGCCGCGCAATACGCTGAAGGTTCGGTGTGGTACCGCCGGGACATCTTAGGTGAGCGCGTCGCAGCCGAAGGACTTATTTATCAGCAATTTGCGGATAACGAAGATGATTACCTGATGGACCTGACGGACGGATATTTGCGAGATGTGGAGTTTGCGGTAGTCGGGATTGACTTTGGTGGCACGAAGTCATTGACTACATTTGTGGTATCTGCCATACATCGAAATTATAGCAAAGTGACGGCAATTGCTGACCATCACATCAAGGGCGGCAAGGGTGATATAGATGCTGAAAGGCTGTGCCGAGAGTTTGTAGGGTTTATCCAGCGGATAAGAACAAAGCATCCGCATCTGTATATTAAATACGTGTTTGCCGACAGCGAAGCCCAATACCTGATAAATAGTTTGAGGCTGGCTATCCGCAAAAATTGCTTAGATCTGGAAATTGGAGATAGCGCAAAATATCCGATTGTTGACCGGATTATTGCCGGAAACACCATGCTGAATACGGGCCGACTACTAATTGCAAGGGAATGCAGCTTAGTGCGAGGCGGGCTAAGGTCTGCATTGTGGGACAAGAAGAAGGTCGACACAAGACTGGATAACTTCAGCACCGACATTGATATTATGGATGCATTTGAATACAGTTGGGAGCGGTTTATTAAGAGATTGTGCCCGCTAATGGGGAAGGGTAAGTAATGGACATAAAACAAGTAGTGGAAAAGCTGAATAAGCAATTGGGAACGAATATCAAAACAGATTACTATACCCACATTGAAGAGTGGCGTCAGTGGTGGGCTGGCAACGTCAAGGCTTTCCACATATTCAACGAGACAACAGACACTGGGCGGAAGAAGGAACGCAAACTATACACCATGAAAATGGCAAAAAAGGTTTGTGAGGACTGGGCTTCGTTTCTGTTGAACGAAAAAACAAAGATCAGCCTCGAGGATGATGTGAGTTCGGAGTTCCTGCAGGGCAAAGAGGAAGATTACGGAACCGGTGGCGTGTTCGGCGGTGTGAATTTTTGGACGGAAGCAAATGCCCTGGTGGAAAAGGCGTTCTATTCCGGCACCGGCGCTTTCGTCATGAAGCTGGATGAATTGCCCGTAAGCGAAACTGGCACGGTGTTGAAATCCGACAAAACCAGAATACGCCTCGAATACTTGCCAGCCATGTGCATACTTCCGCTTACCGTGAAGTATGGGAAAATAAAAGAAGTGGCATTTGTTTCTGAGACCATGGAGCGGGGTAACAGTTACGTATACGCGGAAACGCACACATTGGAAAACGAGTTGTATGTAATTCGAAACCAGTATTACAAGACCACAGACGGCGCGCTGACAGAGGCGCCGCTACCGGATGGTGTGGCGGGGCAGATCAACACAGGGAGCCCAAACCCGTTCTTCGCCATTATCAAGCCAAACATTGTGAACGTATACGACAATAGCATGGGGCTAGGTTGCTCTGTGTATGCAAATGCGGTAGACAACCTAAAAGGTGTTGATATTGCATTTAATAACTTTGTGCGTGATTCGTGGCTTGGCGGGAAAAAGGTTTTTTATAACCAAAAATTGACAAAAACAGAGATAGACGAAGACGGAAACCGCATCCAGTTAACTCCTGACGATGTGCTGCAGCAATTATTCGTTCCTGTTGGAGACGAACTCATTGATGACAAGAAGCTGATTCAGGAGTTCAATCCAGCATTAAGGGTTGAAGATAATCGGGAGGCAGTGCAAGCGCAGTTAGATTATCTGTCCTTCAAGTGCGGCATGGGCGCTAAGCACTATCAGTTCCATGCCCCGGCGCAGGCGATGACCGCGACGCAATACGTGGGCGACAAGCAAGAATTGAAGCAATACGCTGCAAAGCATGGGATTATTGTTGAAAGAGCCTTGCAAGAAATCGTAAGGGCGATTCTCTGGGCTGGTAAAAACATAATGGGCGAATCAGTAGACCCGGAGACGGCGATCACTGTTGAGTTTCCGGACGGATATATTGTCAGTGACGAAGAAAAGCGCAAGCAGGACAAAGAGGACGTCCAGGACGGGTTGATGATGAAATGGGAGTATAGGATGAAGTGGTATAACGAAACTGAGGAGGACGCAAGGAAAGCAATAGAAGAGAATGCGCAAACGTTCGGCGGTTTTAAGTACCCACCGGGAGAAGGTGAAGAATAATGCTCACGTTCCGGCAATTAGATGACCTGCCGGCGGCGGTTGTTGAGATTATGGCGGAAGCCGAACAATCCGTAATTAATGATATGGCCCGGCGCATTGCCAATATGGAAATGATTACAGATGCAACGCATTGGCAAATACAGCGCCTTGAGATGATAGGTACATTGCAAAGAACGATCATCAAAGAACTATCGCATGCTTTAAACATCACCGAGCGGCGATTATGGGAAATATTCGACGAAGCCTCAACCCGGACGCTTGCGAGTGATAATAAGGCTTTTGTGTATCATGGATATAACCCCATCCCGCTAAGCGCAAATTCGTGGCTACAGCAGATCATTGCTGTCGGGCTGAATAAAACCTTGGGTGAGTTCAAAAACTTAACCAGAACCACCGCCAACACGGCCACGCGGCAATTTGAAAAGGCCCTGGACTTAGCGCA